ATGAAATACAAGCCGGATCAATACATCATCTCTGATAGTTACGGAGTTTATTACGTCAGGATCTCAATTCCTATATGGCTTCGTAATGCATTTGGTGGAAGAAAAACTCTCGTCCGTAGTCTGAACACTTCCGATCTTCGTGTGGCACGTAGGAAGCGTGATGTTATAGCAGACGAGTTTCACCACATCAGGCAAATTGCAGAGCCACCAAAACCGGACAGCCTGCAGGACACAATCAGCTATCTAAAGAGCGTTGCTAAGTACGCAAAAGCTGCCCCGAAAGCATCAGCGCCAATTATCTCCCAATGCCCCTCTCTGAATAAGATGTTGGAGATTTACCTCACGCATAACGCTGATCGCCTGAAAATTGGAACATTAAGCAAGACCAGGAAAGCCGTAGAACTGTTTCTGAATTACCTGCGAAAGAAGGATGTGGAACTAAACGATATCAACCGTACCACCGTTACAGGCTGGCTTGATCATCTCCGAGAAACAAAGGCAGTCCAAACAGTGGCTAACTATCTTTCTGCAATGGCAAACATTCTCGATCTTGCCTCTTCCCGATACCAGGACGCCCCACAGCTGGAAAGTAACGTATTCAGAGGGCATAAACTCAACACAGCGCAGAGCCGCCAGAGTTACGAGGCATTCACGGACGAAGAAATTACGAAGCTCATTAGCACGTTTAACAAGTTAGGAGAGGACGAATTAAGGGATTTAAGCGCCATAGCCGCTTATAGCGGAATGCGCATCAATGAAATAGCCAGTTTGAAATCTGACAATATCCGTGAAGTTGAGGGGGTGTTATGTTTCGATGTATTGGAAGGAAAGACAGCTAACGCTTCCAGGCTAATCCCATGCCATAGTGCGATTAAAACAATGGTCCTGGAACGCTGCCAGAAGCCGCACAACGGCTTTTTATTTTACCGTGCAAGTGTGACCAAGAGAGAGGACGGCAAGCGCTCCTCATGGCACGTAAACCGCTTTGGACGGCTTAAACGCGATATTCTCCCAGGGCAAGAAAACAAGGTGTTTCACTCGTACCGCCATGCCGTGATCAGTAAGCTAAACGCCGCCGGAGTGGATGAATCTCGTATTGCCTTGCTCGCGGGCCACTCATTTGGAGAAACTGAATCTTTCAAGACGTATTCGAAATCCGTTCCTGAGCGAATAGTGAAGGAACTAAAAGAATATATCGAATTAATCAAATATTAAAATACCTTAAATGTGAGGGGGAATCCCCCTCTATTTTATTTATACCATACACTTTGCATATATTGCGATGTTTCAGATGAAATATTATACCAATATGCATAATTATTTGTTGCATCTACAACTATCAATTTATCATCACTATCCATCGCTTTATGAACTATTTGCGCTGCCTGTTCAGAATTGTAATGTGAATTAACATACCAATTTGATTCTGTAACTTTGACTGCTACGCCCAATGATTTAATAGCTTCGTAAACTGCTGGATAGTTTTTAGTTTTGATCAAGTCATAGGTTACAAAAAGATTGTTAGCCATTTTATTCTCTCCAGAGATTCAAAAGAATAAGCGCCGCTATAGGCGCTTTGAGATGTTTTTATTTCTTAGCTTTCTTGGTAGGGATTTTGATAGTTTCAGTTACCGTAGTGTCAGGATGTCTTTTAGCTTCAATGGGCTTAACAAACTGACCAGTTATCGCAGAACGAACTACTGTTTTCTTAGCCATAAAACACCTCATCTTGGAGATAAAGAGTGAACTGCTTACCCTTTTAAGAATAAGGGACAAACGAAGCGGCGTCAAAGAAAAAACACCACATATACACATCATTTACAAAACAAGCGCAATATGTGGTATCTCCATGCGATTTACATCACAATCACCCCCCTGTGCTGCTCTGACCGCTCAAGGCTGACAAGGTGAGCGACTGTGTAAAACTGGCTTGTGAGGCTCTCGCCTGGAAATCAATGTAATCGCTCAGCCTTGAGCTATCGCTGGCGATAGTTAGCGGAACAGACGCTTCAAGATTGAGATTGAATACAGGTGCAAGATTGTACGCTGGCGCACTATTGGTGCTGGTTAGGGATGATATAGCAGAATCACGAAGCGCTCCCCCTTTCAGAGAATCACCATTCAGGCCGTATTGTTCTACCGCTGTCCCTGTAGGCTGATCATCTATCCCTAACCAACCTTTAACGGCATGACCTACACTACGGCTGTCCCACCCTGTCTTGTCCTGCACCCAATCGGCAGCACTGTTGGCACTTCCTGTAACAGCACCATCATACAAACTCTGTGCCGCTGGCTTATCGCTACCAGTGAACCATTGAGGGAAACGTTCTTTCAGCCCTGCATTGATATCACTCACAACACTGGAAATCTCACCCACAAACCCAGTGATTTCTTTCGAGAGATTGCCTAAGCCCTCTCCAAGCATTCCCGCCGCTTCGGTGATAATTTTGGTTTTCCTTACCAGATCGTCGCCCCCATCGGCAAAGCCTTTCATCCAGCCTGTAAACAACTGATTGTCTATTCCATTCATCAGATTACCCATAGCAACACTCAAATCGCCATACTCATAAACCTGCTTGATCATTTCGTCGTTCAGCGTCTGACCGGACTCAATGAGAGTTCTTAGCGTCTTGTTATACTCTGCACCGTTGTTCATGAACATATCGGTGTAGTGCATCAGGTCATCACCTAAACTCTCAATCAGCGTACCAATCTGAGCCTGTGACATACCACGGCGTTGCCCTTCATTCACCGTAGCTTGAACAAAATCGAGTGGTGAATCTTGGAACTTGGAAATCTGATCCTTACTCCATCCAAATTTGTTCATTATCGACGTAATGCCACCATCCCCACCCTTCCATTCGCCATTCTTCATTTGAGCATCGTTAACAGTCATGGCGAGGCGTTCACGCACATCTTTCATGTTATCGACGGCTTTTGAGGTATTAGCTGAATCAACACCGTGTTGCTGTCCCCAGGCCACCATCGTTTTTATGGCGTTTGGGTTGGTTTTCACACGTTCACTCATTCTCACCAGTTCGAGGTTATCATTCCCTTTGTCAATAATTCGCTGCCCCACTCCGAGGGAGCCAGCCGTTAACGCAAGGCTTCCTAATACCCCACCACCGACGATAGGAGCATTCCCGCCCTTCTGAGCCTTTAGCTTAGTGGCTGCTGCGGCATACTGGGTACGCTGTGCCTGTGTCACTTTGGCTTGCTGTGCGGCTTCTCTGCGTAACAGGGTTACACGCTCACGAATAGATGCGTTCATACGGGCACTGGTCAGATTGCCTTTGGCAAATTCCTCTGTTTGCTGACGTATGAAACGTAACGCTTCATATTGAGATTTAGGATCAAGTCCGTATTTACCTTTAATTCCTGACACTTGTAGCCCTGCATGGCGAAGTTTAAGCTCGGCTGTCTCTTGGTGCTTCTGTAGCTGCTGCTTCGCTTTCAGATTGGCCTTTTCATCCCTGGCTTTCTGCTTCTCTGCCGCACGTTGGGCTTTCATTTCCTTCGTATCACGAGGTTTATCATTAAAACGTGCATCATCGGCTTGTTGACGAGCTTTCTGTCTGCGCTGCTTCTGAGCCTGGAAGCGAATCTTGGGATCGGCTATTTTCTGGAAGTGCTTTTGAAGGTTATCCGCTGCGGCTTTAGCCAGAGCAATGCTCTGCTTATCCACCACGAATGTAACCGTATTGCGGATCTGACTGACCGAAATATCAAGCATCGCCACCGCCTTTCTTACTCACCAGATAATTAAGTGCATCTGATACACTACGCCCACGATGTAATAACTGACGTAGATGACCGTGATCTATTTCAAGCACACGACACACTCCCGCCAGATTTAATAACTCTTCTGCTGTTTCAGCATTTACGGCGAGGTGAAGCCCCGCGCTTTTTACAATCACTTGCATTTATCTTTCCTCTTATTCTGGAAATAAAAAAGGGCGGGAACACTGGGGAGATGTTCCCAACGTTCACACGCCCTATTCAAAAGCCTGATTATTGCCTGCGGGTCAGGCTCCCGCTTGCTCATTAAGCAGTGATGGTGATCTTCACTTGCATACCTAACGCATGGTTCACTGGTAATGCGCTGTTTTCGTGCATAACGTGGTAAGCATCGCCGCGCTCGCTCAGGTAGCCCCAAGAGTAGTATTCAGCAGGTGCAGCATCGATCAGCGCGAAGTTGCCAGAGGCAGCGCCGTAGATGTTCTGATAAGCATTTGTGCCTTTACTGAATACCGGAACCGCCACCATGTCAGCATCATCTGGCATCTGTGCAAGGATCAGCGGATCTGTCACTTTAACAATGTCGATAGGCGCACCAGGTAGGCTAAACGTACTAACACCAGGGAGAAGCTCGTGACGCTGGTAGAATAGGTTACGGTCGTCATATGGCGCTACATACTGGAACGCCTTAGACATACTGTCAGAGAAGCGAATCTGGCTAAATGCAGCAGGTTTAGCGAATACGATCACTCGTTCAATCTGTCCAGCCAATCCACCTGCGGCAGCCTGAACTTTGTCTAAGATGGCATCAAAATCCTGTGCCGCTGTCGCTGTGCTCACGCTGGCTGTCATTGGCACCACACCGAACAGTTCAGCATAAGAGATCAGTAGGTCATCAGTTGCAGGCGTATAAACTTCACCTTTGAACAGAGCACGGGCCAGGTAGGATTCACGGGTACGAAGATAGGCAATCTTATGTTTCCCTGTGTACTCGGTGTACAGGTCGGTAACGGTTTGCTCGTAGTCCGTGCCTTGCACCCTTTTCCCTTGTACGTCTACTGGTTTGAAGGTGTCTTCCCTCGCAAACCAAGGGATCTCCACCAAATATTCTTTACCATTCTGACGCGCGGTAGTGTCGTGGCTTGATGAATAACGACTCTGCGGGGTGTTAAACAGGCTGTAGTTATCATCCAGAAGCTGTGTCACCACCACTTTCGGATTCTGAACACCTACCCCGTCGAAGAGGTCGAGAGCATTCATAAGATAGTTACGTTCCGGCAGAGCCTGGAAGATTGGCGCTAAATCGACCATCTCACGCCCAATTGCGATTTTACTCATTATTTATCTTCCTTGATTAAGAGGTGAAGAATGGACGGCATACGAACCCTTTGGATTCGAGCGTGGTGATAGCTGCGGCGTGATTAGCTGCGTGCAGGTTGTCGGCTTTCAGTGCTACGAAGCTGCCAACATTAGGCGCACGTAGGACATTCACGGTTTTACCGTCGCCAGCACTCACGAAATCACTTACCACCACAAAGGCATCATCGCCGGAGGTGTATAGAGCGCCATCAGCGCCGATAACATCGCCGCATTCAATATCTGCTGGCAGGTCGAAAACACGGCCTTCTACGACTGCAAAAGAATCAGTGGCGTAGCTCACTACGTCAGTGAAACTCTTACGAATTGGGAAAAGTTCGGTTAGGTCTACAATCATTGTTGTTTGATTTCCTTGGATTTGATTGCGATCCGTTCCTGCATACTAAGTTGAGGTGTGTCCTCAGAAGGGAAATACTGGTCTACAGCTTTTTCTATTTCTTCAACGGTACATCCTGCCATTTCAGCCACTTTAGCTATTAACTCAGGATTAACTTGAATCACTTCGGATTTGTATTTTAGGATTCGGTCGCGATTGTTTATTAAGAACATTGTGTTGTTCCTTCGCGTTATAACTGCGTTTATCCTTCCATTAATAACGGAAGTGTTACATGCAGATTGTTAAAAAGGGGCGATTAAGCCCCTGGAGAATATGCCCTTGTTAGAAAGCATTCTGTTAAAATCATTTTCGTTTCGGAGGATTATGATGTTAAAGAAAGGTTTCTTGAAAAAATGAAGGGCGCAACTGTTACGAATAACAGAAGTAGGATCGCCCGTCATTGCTCCCACTTCAAAACAGAAGCCCTTCTGTCATGGCGAGAAGTGGGAATGGAATTTCTTATCACCCTGGAATAGTAATAAGAGATTGCCAGCCTGAACGTAACTACCACTGACGGCGTTTATTCAGTCTGACTGCTTATAATCCTAACGGGGTTATAAGGTTTAGAGCACGGAATATGCTCTCTGAAAGAGAATGTGCGCGGTGATTGTTCGTTACCACCCGACACAAGTGGGAACGCCCGCGCCACCCTTTGGAACTAAACACAACAAAGGAAAACAACCAGCTTTCAGAGAGGATATTCAATGGGAGAGAGCGCCGCCTATGGGAAACGGCATTCTCAGGGAGTGCGTATTGTTATACGAGGGTGGAGTGATTCTAATACCTACCCTATAACTTATTATGACACAAATAGCACAATATGTCAAGATATTTCGTAATATTTATGTTATAGCGCATTCTTCCGCGATCTGGATGGCAAGCTCTCCGAGTTCAACGGTGATGTGTTCCATAGCGAGGGCAAGCTCCTCCATATCATTGGCAATGCGCCACGCCTGATCCACGGTGACGGTATCCCCGTTCATCTGCACCAGGTGCTCTACAGCAGCATTCCAGTGTTCAAGGGCGGTGATTGCCTGTTCAGTGTATTGCAGCGCTTCCAGGAGCGCGGAGGGCGTTCTCTCACACCACGCCCTATTAACAAGCCACAGGGCTGGTAGATGCCAAATATCGTGGAAATAGTTAATTAGGGTGTTCATGGTGTCCATAGTTTTATTATTCATTGTTGTTTTCCTTGTCGTCAAAGAGAATATCAAAATCTTGTATGTGGTGAGATAAGCCGTTAGTTTGGGAATACCCCACCCAGTCAACATAGTTTTCTGCGTATAGCTGCCACTTCTTAAGATTCGATGAATCAACACGGTATTCACGGCGGCGGCGTGGTTTATAGAAGACGTTATCCGAAGATGCTAAAACATCCTGCAATAGTTCAAACTCTGCCCCTACGGGCACCGTTGCAGGGTATTCTATTATTTCGGTGATCCATTCTCCTGGAATAGACTCTCGTGCGAGGTCTTGTAGAGAAGAGGTGTATTTACGTTTGCTGGCGCGAGTGGCTTTTTCGATTCTAACAATGTTACTTCGTTCTTTTCGTCCCATTCATTCCTCGTAGAGGGAAACTTCCGTGTTTTCTCGTTAATGTCCATACTGCGTAAAATGCAAATAACCAATACATAGCGATGATCATAAAAGTTTCCCTATTGTGTGTTTAGAAATTAGAGTAGATAAATTCTACATTGTCTCGTTCGATGTGTTTCAGCGTGAATGATAGATAATGGCTTTCATCGTCGATATCGATCACACCAATGTTGCGCAGCGCACGAAGCCAGAATCTGATCCCGTTATCACTTACACTGGATTTATCAGATAGCTCTCCGTAAGAAATTTTAGTTTTTCTGCCCTTCCAGAACCAGATAAGCGCATAATAAACGCCCTTCCCGCTATCGTTGATCTGTATCTGGTTTGTGTTGTTCAATTTTATGTATTGTATCAATTAGTCCTCCTGATTAGTTCCAGTGGCGTTGTATTGTGGCGATCCCTTTCTTCATTAGTTCAGCCGTTTGTCTTTGGGTCAATCCTTTGGATTTGTGTTCCTGTACTTCTTTACGGGTGTTGTTACCTTTAACTTTCTTTCTCACTTTCCCAAATTTCAGACATTCAATCTTTGCTCCAGGGAAATAATGCTCTTTGATGTATTCAGCTGTTGCCAGATCCGGTACTACGAACACCAGAGGGTGATCAGTGTCAGCATTACGGATAGATGTACGGCTAATAAACTGGTAGCACCTTTCATAATTCATCGCGGAGCGTTGCTTCTGTTCAAATTCTTCAACATTCCAGCCGTTAAGCTCCGCATACTGCCGCCATTTACCTTGGAAATCTTTATCAAGATTACTGCATCCGAGAAATACAGCATTGTGTATGTGCTGGTAATGGTTCAGGCCATAGGAAGCCATTGAAACACGGATACCACGGGAAGCATCGGTAAGAATTTCATCCCCTATCGTAGTAAACTGACACAGGGATTTATCTCTGTTGGTAGCGAAGATAAATTCACCAGGCACGCGCTGGATGATTTCCTGGAGATGTTCGTGAAACACCTTCTGTAATGCTGTCAGGGTGCATCTGTTTTCACATACGGCGACCAGGGAGATCGGTACACGCTTATGTTTACGTCTTTCAAGTGGCGGCTGTAAATCTTCACCAGCTTTCTCTACTTCGTATTTCGTCAGATGTTCAGCAGCCCAGACAAACAAACTTCGAGAAGAGCCAGCACCTAAGAGTGTGAGTTGTTCAGCCCATTCTACAGATCTGATAATTGGTGAAGCAGTGAAGGCGAACAGGTGTTTATTCTCTTCGTAGAGAAGTCCAGCACCCTGCATAATCGCCCAGAGCAGGCGCTTTAACTCAGCACCATTCGCCTCTGTTTCGTGCCAATAGTCGTAGAAATCTTCACGCTTATCCTCACTCAGGAATAACAATCCGTCCCGCTCTTCCAGCCAATCCAGGAATGGGAAATTTTGTTCCGTCCGTTTGGTATGCTGCACTTTGATGTAAGCGCCAAACATTGCATCAGGGATTTCATCAACAAAGATACTGAAATTACGGAGAAGGTTTTGAAGTTCCGTTTCAAGCGCTGCGCGATAGCAGTAATGAATGAAACATTGATGTGTACAGATAATAACCGAATGCTGGAAATCGTATTCCAAGGTGGAAATTAGGTGTCTTACCGCTTCTGTTTCGGTGTCCACATGGAAACTCTTCACCCGTCTGTCTTTTAGTTCTTCCCTCACCTGCCCACATAATTCATGTGTTGGCATCACGAGAAGAAAACGAGGGGGAATTGCTTCGGAATTTGTTAATAAACTTGACTTGATGTAGTGCTGTAACGTGGTGGATTTTCCAGATCCGCAAATTGCATCAACGAATTTTACTACGCGTTTCTTTTCTTTCATCAGTTTCCTCTTTTTGTAGGATAGTGTGTTTGACAATGGAGTTAACCAGGGCCGGAATACTTACACCTTTAATTGTGGCGGCTTCACGGAGCGCCTCGTAAACTTCTGGACTAAAACGAATGTTCATCATTAGTTAATTTCCTTACGGTGTTGGTCATAACGGGCGAGAGCGTCAGCGAACATTTTCATTCGGTCTGTATACTCCCTCGATTTTGCTGCTTGCATGGATGCGTAAATAACGTGGCGTTTCACCTTACCACTCACCAGATCATTAAAAACCTGGTCACTACTGAAATACTTCAATAACTACCTCCTTCGGATTTTGGATGCAAAAAGCCCCAGGCAGTTACCCCGCCCAGGGCTGAAAAGTTCAGAAGGTTTTCTCCCCTTCATACTTACCATAATACACTATTTTAATAACGTTTGTCAACCACCTACCATAAAATAAATTTGTCGTCAACAATTTTTTCATAATAGGATAAGACGGCTTCTCAAGGAAGGGTATCATTTCCGGCTCTTCATGCGAGTGAGCCGATCTTGTAGCTACGCTACATCGCACAATGAACCTGTTAACACATCATTTTAATGATAAGCCCTTTTACATAATTTTGATGTGTTGAGATCGTAGGCTCACAATGAACCAGCGATCAGCGGGTGAATGTCGCATGAAAAAGTATCTGCTCATGCTCATCCTGCACAAAGATGTATGTTCGAGGAATACGAGAACATAAGAGAGATAATTAATAACCTTAGTTTAATTAAGGGTAGTTAGTAGTTGGTTTGTGTCAGTGAGCGAAGCGAGCATGACAAATTATCTCTACAGGAAAATTTCTTCTCAACAATACTTTTCTGTAGAAGTCACTTTCATGCGCGTGATCAGCGCATACCAAATTGTACAGTCCACTTTATGGAGAATTAACCCTCCATCAATCCTGATTACGTGTTAATAGCGAATACTCGCCTCCATAGCGCCGGAAAAATCCCACGCTAATTACATTCTAAATACCCGCTAAACCCCAGGTAAAGCGATGCTTAATCTATTCTAAATAACCCGCCTGTAACGCCCTCTGAGCGCCTTTCTCACTTTCAAAGTATCTTTCATCACTTATACGAAAGCCTTACGCCGTGCGGCTCACAGCGATCATTGTCCACAATGAGCACTTTTATGATAGGTGCAATTTGCTTAAAGACTTTTTATGTTTTATCAAATTTATTTGAATATCGATTTTCCATGCCCAAACCCGCCAGTTGGTTAGCATTCTAATCATTTCATCATGCAATCAGTTGCAAGTGCATAAACTCCGCATAATCTGTGCATACAGGCAGGTTAGCGCCGCCCTCGCCTAACGGCTCTACATTTATCACCATTAAATCAATGAGATAGATAAAAACCACACACAAGCATTGGTAGTGTGATGTTCCGCTGTTGCCGCTGTTCTTCGTGAAGAGTTGAGGATTTGGCAACGTTCAAACAGATGTTTAGACTTTTCAACATTATGATTTTGCTAAGATATTTCCAGTTTGTGCGAATTTCGAACAGGAGAATGTGCTTGTTCGCGCTGAACCCTGGACACAATCGCGCCATCTACCACACACAACACCGATTATTTTTTGATCATTTGTCTTGCAACTCACTGAAATTGATCATAATGTTTATTTCATTGGTTTAGATGTGTGACCTTGAAGGAGGGTAAATTGAACAGAGCAGTGGTGTTAGACGAACAGCAAGCTAAAGCGATCAGGGAATGGCTAAACGCTCATAACAAAAGCCTGATAGCTGACGTTACGTTAATGATGCAAGCCGCCGTATTGCGTGTGGGGGATGCCGTAGCTTTGCGCTTCGACGAAGTGATTAACGGAGAGATAGACATAGAAGAACAGAAGACTGGGAAGCGTAAAGCCCTCACCCTTCCGGCTCCAGTGGTGCAGATGATCGCTCGTCGCCGTGCTGAGTATCCGCATGATGTGCATGTGTTCAGAAGCCAGCGTAACCGATCAATGAACAAGCAAGCGCCTGTACGACGCGAAGAAGTGAGCAAGCAGATCGCAGAGGCCGCTAAAGCTATCGGTATTCATGGCACTGTATCGGCTCACAGTTTCCGCAAAGCTGGCGGGAATGCCATCTACAAGCGTTCAGCAAACAACATCGCTTTAGCTATGACCGTGCTTAATCACAGCAACATCACTGACACCAGGCGCTATCTGGACTTAGACAAGCAAGCCGTTAGCCGGATTATCAATGAAATGGATTTATGAGAATCGAACACTCAATTTGCAGACACTACAGTACCAAGCGTTTTGACCCCTCGTGACAGCAAACTGTTGCATGTGTCTTTTGATATTGCTTGTTTCATAACAATGAGGACAAAATGGTACTTCATCTCCAGCTTTCCAATAAACATTATCCTTGAAGATAAATGTCGATTTATCTTTCAGCTGATCTTCAAGCTGCTTATTTTTCTGTTCCGCGTCGAAAAGTAGAGTTTGTGTTGTTATCGCTTCAATCTTGGCGTTAGCAAGTTCGACCATTAGATTGGCTAACTCAAGTTTGAGCGTAGCCTTGTCCAGTTCATCGCTGTTATTTGCCAGCTTCTGAGTGATGCTTACCGCTTTATCAAGAATCCCTATAGCTGCCGCCGTGCTTGCCAATACTCCTGCCATAACCTCTCCTACGTACGTATCGATTCGAAGAATATGTTACTGCCGATTCCCTGCGCATACCAGTGTGGAGAAGATACCACAAGGATTCGCACACCACCTTCATCACATCACAATCAGAATCCACTTAAAATTCTTGAAATTATGTTTTAACATTGCAGGCGCTTCTAAATAAAACAATCATTCAGGATGATTTATATTCGTAAAGGTTTATTGGTGTTAGTGGCTTCAACTCTGCTTCTCTCTGGGTGTGCTGTACAGAAACAACTGGTTCCAACTGGTGGTAGCAAGGCTGATGGGACTGTAAAAATGAGCTACTCTTTCGGGATGTTCGAATCCCCTAAAGTGAACGTTCAGCAAGGCGCTCAAGCAGCAGCACAACGTTGCGCTGCATGGGGCTATTCTGGTGCTGAGCCTTTCGGTGGTTCAACTTCTGTTTGTTCTCAACCATCTTCAAGCGGATGTATGGAAACAATGGTCACTATGGAATATCAATGTACTGGTGACTTGAAGAAGTAAGATTCGGGGGGCGGGTTGCCCCCTTATTTTTTGGGATACGAATTTTCAGCAGTGACTAAATTTCATACTGACTTATCGTTGTACGTTCTTTAAAACAGGGATAAAATTAAGATAATTCGTAAAAAATGGATTGGTGCATATGGTTAAGAAAATCACTTTACTGAGCTTGTCGGTGCTTTTTGCTACACAAGTTGCCTTCGCTGAAAATTCAAACAATTGGATTGAAGTTACGACGAATAAAGACGGTGCTTTTTTAGTCAAGAAAGGCACGTTTAGAAATGTAAAAGGTGATTCATCTGCTTTGTTCATGTATGAAAAAACAGATAAAAAAGTTGAATATTACAAAATTAGTATGAAAAACACAGATTGCGACAATGGATATGGTGAAATAAAATTTTTCTATATGGACGGAAGTTTAGCTTTTAAAGGTGATTATGTGGCTGATGGAACCAGTGTTGGGGCTGGTCTTGGTGATTTTCTTTGTGGAGTAAGAATCGCGGCGGAAGCACAAAAAAGTTGAGGAATGGGGGCACATCCTACAAGAAATATGCCCTCCCCCCTTCATATAAATTTCCTCGCCTCTGAAACCAGCTTCATTTCAGCTTCTTCGATTGTCTTGCGTTCTAACCATAATTTACCCTCCGGCGTAGCCAGGAATTTACGAGCGTGTATCTTTCGGTTGTTACGCTTCGTGGCTGCTTGTGAGTTAGCTTTTGACATGTTATCCCCTCCGCTGAATATGCCAGCGTTCAACGTACAGTAGAGAGACAGTACAACGAAAGTTACAATGGTGCAGATAATAGATGACCATTACGTGCCGTGTTGGGCACATAAGAAAAGGCGGCGCGTAGCGCTTCCGCAGGGTGTAATCCCTTCGCAGGGAGGATAAAGCCTTAGCACGTTCTCTTATCAGGTGATCGTTATACTCCGGTGATCGAAACCGTGGCAGAGCCGGATTCTTTCCCGATCCGGTTAGTCTTCCCAACATTACGCCTGTTTATTCTCTGCAACGTCATCTCGACGTGTAGCATCATTGAGCGCCGCACGAAGCGCGGAACGTATCGCTAAGGGTTCAAGTGATGTGTTTAGAGAGTCCGGCAACTCTTTCAGCTTCAAGGGATGGCAAAATTTCTAATGCTGTTCGGGCTTGAGCCTGGTAACTACCCGCCATTACGTTGTACAATCCTTGAGCCGATACAACGCAAAGGCGTTTACCAAGTGTTATCAAGAATGATAATTGAAGATACAATCCGTTAGATTTTTTACGCTAAGTGATTGATTTTCTTAGATGGTGCCGATAATAGGAGTCGAACCTACGACCTTCGCATTACGAATTATAAGAATCCGCTTCTAATTCAAAGTATTATCCCATCAACACTGCGCTCACACGTCCCACCACATCAAAACATGTAAAGCCTTGCAAGCCATTGTGAGGCCTTATGTGTCTCAGTTTTGTCTCATCAGACATAGCAAGTATCGATCAATTGAGACTTGGATGATAGACTTCATGCCTTTCAGAGCTCATTGATTAAATAAATGTTAAAGTTATTTGTAAAGTACACATCTATAGGTGTGCTGAACACACTTATACACTGGGTGGTTTTTGGTGTATGTATCTATGCCGCACGTACCAGTCAGGCTCTGGCAAACTTCACAGGTTTCGTAGTGGCTGTGAGCTTTAGCTTCTTCGCGAATGCAAGATTCACATTCAAAGCATCGACTACAGCGATGCGCTACATGTTATACGTGGGATTTATGGGAATATTGAGTGTGATTGTTGGTTGGGCAGCTGATAAATGCTCACTTCCTCCAATAGTCACTCTTATCACCTTCTCCGCCATCAGTCTGGTGTGCGGTTTCGTCTATTCAAAGTTCATTGTCTTTAGGGATGCGAAATGAAAATATCTCTTGTCGTTCCTGTCTTCAATGAAGAAGAAGCGATACCTGTTTTCTATAAAACGGTACGTGAATTCCAAGAGTTGAAGCCATATGAAGTAGAAATTGTATTCATAAATGACGGAAGTAAAGATGCCACAGAGTCAATTATTAACGCGCTGGCTGTTTCAGACCCGCTAGTTGTTCCGCTGTCATTTACACGCAACTTTGGTAAAGAACCAGCCTTATTTGCAGGGTTAGACCATGCAAGCGGCGATGCTGTAATTCCTATTGATGTCGACCTGCAAGACCCAATTGAGGTTATCCCTCATCTTATTGAAAAGTGGCAGGCAGGTGCTGACATGGTGCTTGCTAAACGTTCAGACCGCTCAACTGATGGACGACTGAAACGTAAGACAGCTGAGTGGTTCTATAAATTACACAACAAAATAAGCACCCCAAAGATCGAGGAAAATGTCGGAGATTTTCGACTCATGTCTCGTGAGGTTGTGGAGAACATTAAACTGTTGCCTGAGCGCAATCTTTTCATGAAAGGCATACTGAGCTGGGTGGGTGGTCAGACGGATGTCGTTGAATATGTACGCGCAGAGCGTGTTGCTGGCATCTCAAAATTTAATGGCTGGAAATTATGGAATCTGGCACTGGAAGGTATCACAAGTTTTTCAACCTTTCCTCTTCGCGTATGGACTTATATAGGCTTGTTTGTTGCAAGCATTTCATTTTTATATGGTGCATGGATGATTATAGACACCCTTGTCTTTGGTAACCCAGTACGCGGGTATCCCTCCCTGCTTGTATCAATACTTTTCTTGGGTGGAGTGCAACTGATCGGGATTGGTGTTCTCGGAGAATATATAGGCAGAATATATATTGAAGTAAAAAATAGACCTAAATATATTATTAAGGATAAGAAATGATTAAATCAAATTACATATGCTTTTTTTTGCTTTTTTTTATTGGTTTAACTATTCTTCATTTAAATCAATATACACTAGTATCAGATGACATTTGGTTTTCCGAGAAATCAATATCAGAACCGGATCACATCAAGTGGCTCATAGATAGATATTTCACATGGTCATCACGAACATGGATTGAATATGCATTAATAAATCTTATTAATCATTTTTATGCTTGGTCTTTAATTAATGCAGCAATGTTTTCATCATTAATTATTGGCATTTGCTCTATCTTTCAGAGAGAAAACAACCTTTACTATAAAATAAACACTTCAATCATGTCATTATTACTGATTGTTATGATGCCAAGCGATGTTTTTTTCAATGCCGCGATTTGGATAACAGGATCATTCAACTATCTGTGGCCAAGTGCTATTGCATTTATTGGTTATTCTCTACTTATAAAAAAAATCAATATGGAAAACCACGAGAAAACTCAATCTCTAATTTGCTATTTGTTATTTTTTTTATCATCATTCAATGAACAGATAGCTGTAGTCAATGTATTATTATGCACCACACTGTTAATTTTTTGCAAAACAAACAATTACAATACAAAACCATTATTAAATGCGATGGGGATTTCACTATTAGTTATTATTTATATTGCAACTTGCCCAGGAAATAAAGTCAGGTATTATGCAGAGATAGAACATTGGTTTAAAGAGTATGGTAATTTTAATATAATCCAAAGATCTATGCTTGGACTTAACTTATATGCAGATATGTTATTTTCTGTAAAATCAATTATCCCAGCAGTACTAGCTTTTTCCAGTACTATTATATGCAAGAAAAAAACAAAAATATTCCCTCTAATTTCTTGCTGTATCTTGATCACACTATATATTATACATACACCGCCAGTTATTTTTCAAGCCATACATTTTTCTGAAAGCAATCTTTTCTCGACACTCTCCGTGTTTAGGGTGTCTTTTGCCATGATACTTACAGCACTCATTATATTTCCAACCGTAATATCACTTAATTTTAATGTCACTTCAATTTTCATATCCACAATGATTATTGGAACCATTGCCACAACATCTATGTTAGGATTATCACCAAGCATATATGCTTCTGGTAATAGAATTTATTTTATTCCATATTTGCTTCTTATAACAGCAATTGTTGTTTCAACCCCAATCGCAATAAATAACATAGTAGCAAATTTTGCTAAGAGCCATTATAAAATTTGAATTAAATTTAAAAGCCACCTCCTTTTTTTGGGGGGGGCTTAGAAATAAAAACAAATTTAATTGGACTTTTATTGGTTATAACACATTCCTCTATACTGCTCATCACCCGACTATACTAGGATTTTCGTCATTTTTTGCTGAACCGCTCTCATGAAATCCTGACAACAAAGTCATGTTTCACGTCAGGATACTTCTTCTGGCATGGAAATATACCGTGTGCAGCTGATGCATATTTATATTTCAATATAATACGATATTGAATGGCCTACACCACTGGTAGTTCAGGCCAAATGACATCCGACGGTTTCACGATGAACTACGGCAAAAGAATATCAGAGCCCTCATTCCTCCCCGAAAGGGAGCGGGCTCTGGTCTGGTGAGTATGCAGATCGTAAAGGCTATGGCCATGGTGCGAGAGTGGCAGCTATGCCAGAAAGAGTGTGTATTGCCTGAGACTCTAACCTGATGCAGAGACGATTGTCTTGAACCTGATTTATTCAACAAAGCCGCTGGCAGGATGTTACGAAAGTTATCGCGGCCGCAGGCTGATTTGATATCGATACTATCGGTGGTACTGCGGAAGTAAATGCCTATATAGTGCGACTTTGAAAAATAATAAATTAATATTGAACTCGTTGATTAATAATCATAAACTTTCAGGCATTCATATTTGCAATGAGTGTTTGAAAATCACACAAAACTGGAGAGCCTACTTTAAATGTATAATAACAAAATCGACAACAACAGAAAAACAAGGCATGATTGGGTTGATGCTTTAAAATTTCTCGGTATTTTTGCTATATATTTAGGTCACCTTGGTTTGGGGGCTGGCAAATTGTATCCTTTTGTTTTTAGTTATCACGTCCCACTATTCTTTTTCGCTGCTGGTTTTTTTACTATCAAAAAAAATGACTTATCTATTTTCGATTATATCAAGTCAAAGTTTTACAGATTAATGATTCCATATTTCACTTTTGCATTTACTATATTAATAATAAACACAATTAACTCAGGTGAGACGATTGATTATATATATAGCCACATTTATGATATAATATATGGTGTTAGAAACAACCAATTTGTAGGAACAATATGGTTTATAAACTGCCTTTTTGTTATAATAGCAATTGATGCAATCTTTAAAGAAATAGTCAAGAACAATATAGTGATTTTAATCATATCACTATTATCGTTCATGTTGTCACAAACAGTGCTCAATCATAACCCATTACTAGATCCTCAATGGTTTTGGAACATAGACTCCGCTATGGCATACTGGTGGTTATTGCCTCTCGGTAGATGTATGTTTTTAGAATTAACACGTGACAGGTTTTTTGGAAAATCTAAAATTGGTTTCATTGTCTTCTCAATTACCGCGATAATGAGTGCGTATCAACTCCTTAACCAGAAACCTTTGCTTTTTAAGATTATCTCAATATTCAATGCAGACATAATATCAAGTAGTTATATTCAAGCTATTAATACTATTATCACCACGGTAGGCTTGATAATATTTAATATTTTTATAGCAAAAATAATTTGTGGGAATGACTTTATTGTAAGAGCTGGAAGAAATACTCTTAACATATGTGGAATGGAGTATATCACCAAATTATTTATCCCTATGGCTTTAGCAATCATAGGCTTCAGCGTGACCATTCCAAATCCTATCTGCGCAATCATATATACCTGTATTTGTGTATATGTATCAGATAAAATTGGCCATTGGCTATCGAGGACAGTCGGTGGGCCATTTTTGATAAAATGATAAAAAGGCGCAATTAATTGCGCCTTTTTATAGATATATAGCGCATATTTATGCTCAGATTATACTGTTAAAATTAATGCGCAAATGTTACGGTTTTCTTTCCTAGCAACTGAAGGGAATGTTCGAAGTGCAAACATAAAATTACCCCTTCACTGAACAGATATTCAGTCGACCAACACATGAGAAAGAAATACACCAGATGAATTAAAATATCATATACTTATTAATCAAAGAAATAAAAGCATAAACAGTAGGTGGTGACGCTGATAAACTGGCTATAAACAACCTGGAAGGTGATGAGCTATCGCAATATAATTTATTGGTGAATTATTTGAAGCCGATTGATAACACCAGTGCTCAAAAGACTCCCCCCGGTAACCATAAGTAGCTAATATCTAGTACAGTTTCGATATCTATTATCGTTACTGCGTCGATATAGTCTAAATAGCTGCACCTAATTCTGTCACACTTGTCGTTTACAGATGGGTAATGTGTTGCGTATGGGCAACAAAACTCAAGCCAGATATAACACAACCTAGCTGAGAACGCCTTCCTGATGCTTCGCCCAGCAAGGGCTGAGCGAAAGTGGAGCACTTTTCTGCGCAGCTATTTAGGACAGTATTGAGTCATATTGTTTATGTATGAGTTAAGTTTCGTAATATCAATTAAATAAAATAAGTTGAAATCATTGTAGAAGTGAGCATTATACCCAGGCTACCTGAACCTACTGAAAAATGAGTATTATTCCAACAATTACCCTAGATTAACAAGTCTATTTATTTGGATGCATAGGCCACTCGGGTTTTACTACATTAACACGCATAAGCAGCACCCGATATTTTTTCCATGCCAGTAACAGTTTCGTTTCATCATCTGTTGCCATACCTAAATCAACCGCATCCTGAAGCGGAGCTATTACATTCGTTGCCTCTGCTATCAGTGCAGATTTCTTTTCATCATTTATTAAGGCTAATTGTTCTGGTGTTGGAGAAGGACGGTCAACAATGACAGGATGACCGTTCTCACCACAGGTAATCATTTTTGTTACACTCTGTGCATTAATCAGTGTTTTCCACTCTGATTCCGAGATTTCCACTGCATCATCAGGAATATTGGTGCCGTGAAATTCAGTCGAATAAAATCCGTTTGTCGATGCAGAATAAAAATATGACATTTTGTTAATATCCCATTGCAATGTAATACGCATCAGCAGATGAACCGTATCCTGAACCGGGCGACACCGTAATATTAAATCCAGTGTTCTGGACACTTGTCGCTGATACAGTCGGCTGCCCTGCCGCGCCAGTAACGTTCAATGTAACTACGACAGCAATGACTCTTGAGAACGTCATCGGAAACCTCATCCCGTATGTTGAAGATACATTCGGGGCACCATTCAACTGACCGCACTGTAAAATTAATCCAGACGGAAATTTTTGCGCAGCAGCCGTTACGGTATTAATTGACGCGAACAGGCTCATATCAGGTATCTGATTCGCCCCTGTACCTACATTCCTTTTAGCCGCTTCTCCCAAACCAAGGTTTTCGAGAGCCGTTTTCACCGTGCCATCCGATTTGATATCACCAAACGGATTCTTGCGGCTTAACAGCAGCGCACGAAGCGCGGTAAGCAACTGGTCGTGCCGCGCCTTCTCCAGGCTGGCACCGGATGCCTCCACCACGCTGCAGAGTTCTTCCTGCAACATATCAAAGTAGTCATCATCCAGATCGGTGGCAGGTGTGCCGGTCTGGGGGTTACCACGAGTAAAACCGTTCTTACCCGCGCCGAACTTATCCTTCTGCGCGGTTTTAGTGTCTATGCGATGCATGGATTACTCCGGATATTTAAAAATTACGTAGGTATGCGACGGGCAGAGTTTGTTAAGCACACACTCGACAACGGTGTCGCCCCATATACGCAGCGCGGAATCACAGGGATCGCCACATGTCATCCAGGTGGTGTTGGTGGCGGCTGGCATGTTGACCTGCCAGTAATACCGACATTCCGGCGCATTCACCGCGTCAGTACAGGCCGATGAGCAGGTGAAGGTGCTTTTGTCGTATCGCGTGATGGTGGCATCTGGCCTGCCCAGGGCAGCAAGCTGTGCAAGATAAAAATCCTCGTTGATGCCGCCCGCCAGGCTAACCTTCGCATCCAGCCGTTGCTGACGCTGGCGAAGGGTCTGTGTCCCTGCGGGAATACATTCATCCGGCAGGCCACACAGACGCTCCCAGCGATTTATCAGCTCGGTGGTGGTGCGCGGATCAAGCTCCCGCATCAGGGCATCCGCACGCTGATGAACGCGGGTTAATGAAGGTGCCGCACCGGCAATCGCCGGATCGCTGGCTGACCATGCAGGACCGGGCGGCAACAGTGCTGATAACAGGCGGATGTAATCATCGTTTGTCACGTCCATGAAATCGTCCCCAGAACCGCCAGCTCATTTTTCGCAATGGAGATATTGTCCACCGGTGCAAGCAACTGATGGCTGTATTCCCCGTTCGCACCGGAAATCGCCTCACTGATACGCGATACCTTCAGTTCTCCCTGCGGATAACCATCACGCAGCAGGAACGAACGCAACTCCGCGGTAATGGCAGCCCGTATTTCTGGTGTGTCCGGCGTCACGCGGATATGAAAATCCACCGTATGTGCCACCGGCCTGAATACATACAAATCAGAGCCTGCCACCGGGGCCAGTGGCTCAATGTGTTGTCTTGCCGCCGTTTCCGTTGATTCTTCCGGAACGGGATTAATCAGGTCACTGCTGGCAATCATCACACCGACAGTTCCCGTTCCCATCCAGTGACGGTATGTCCATGCGCGGGTAATGCCGGGCACTTCTTTAGCCCAGACGACATAGTCCCCGTCAGCCCCGCCCTGAGGCGTCCAGTAATATCGCTCAATGACGCGGGCGCGCCACGTTTCCAGCTCTTCAGTATCAAATCCACCTGTCAGGGTATCTGCCACGCCGGAAGACGGCAGACCATTAACCGGCGTGACCAGGATTAATGACGTACCGTCGTCAGCGTTACCGACCGCGCCTGCACTTGAGCAGGCGATCGGCACGCGCAGGACACCACCGGAGCTGGTTGCATCGGCAGTTGCCGTGTACTGAACCAGGTCATCGCGCTGAATAACACTCCCGGCAGTCACCTTCAGGCCATCGCTGACACCTTCCCAGCGCATATACCCGCTGGCAGCCGTGGCCCCCTTGCGCGGACACCGTTTCATCGCAGCATGTCGCGCCAGCCAGGACTCATCGCACAGGTCAGGCAGCATATTCATTGCCAGATAATCGATGTAACCGTAGACCGTATGCAGCGCCGCCGCATACACCTTTGCCCGCACGTCTTCATCCATGCGCCGGAGCGTGTCGCTGACGTCCAGCCTGGCGAATAAATCGTTACGGAGCATACTGATATTTTCTGCCAGCGTCGGGCGCTGAAATTCACTGTCCGCCATGCGTTATCGCACTCCACAGATCATCAAAAGAAATCATTACCGGTCCGTCACGACGCCAGAGGGTGATACTGTTACCCAGCTCATTAATCCCGGTGCGGCGGATATCCAGATCAATACGGGACACCACGCCGTCATCAGTCATCCATTGCAGGCATTCGCGGATATACCCCCTTACCGTCTGCACCAGCTGATTGGTCAGTTTGCTGCGCTGAAGCAGCCACAGTCGGGAGCCGTAACGGTCATTCTGTACCGCAGGCCAGGTATCCCCCCACCATCCCATCGGGACGTCGGCATTGTCATCAGGCTCCGCCCGCCGCCAGGTGAACAGGGAAATCACCACGGCGCGGGTCAGCGGATCCAGCGGTGAGCTGGCGCAGGTGCGTTTACCGTTCACCGTCAGCCACAGTTCCATCATGCCTCCATCGCTTTATCAGGTTTATCGGTGTTACTGCCCTGACCGTTCTCTCTGTGACGATGCCCGTTATAGGCAAGCCGCATCGCTGACATGGTGGTGCCGCCGGAGTCGCACAGGTCTTTCACCTGTCCGGTCACTTCCAGGTCCATTTCAAAACGTGCTCTGGGCGCATTGCGAAACGTGATCGTCTTACCTGCACCGTCCACCACGATCCCCTCCCGGGTCAGCGTCACGGACTGCCCCTGATCGTCATAGACAGCCACCTCCCCCGTCTGCAGCCCTTTCAGGCGGTAGCGCCGGTCCGACACCGTAACAACCACCGCATGAGAACGGTCGCCATCCGGAAACAACACCACCGCTTCCGCACCGCTGTTTGCCCTTGCGGTAAAACCGTAGGGTTCAAGATGTTCAACCCCGGCTTTGGGTTCACCGGCAATCAGGGACACATCCACGGTCTGACATTTCGTGGCGGCACTGATGCTTTTCACCACAGCCCGCCCAATCAGGCCGAGGAGTTGTCGCTGCATGGCTTCAATCGTCCTCATCAGAACGGGTCCTCCTGTACTCTGGCTTTTTTCTTTTTCCGCGCGCCGGGGGCTTCGGGTTCAGGCAGATAAGCATCAGGTGGGCCGACACGGATTTCCGTCAGGGTGCCGTTCTGGTCCTGAGTAAACGTGACTTCCGAGACAAGCAGTTCGGTATTGTCGAAACCACAGACCGGATCGAAGACAATCACCCGCTGGTTGGGCTGCCACAGCGTACCGTTACCCTGTCGCCATCCCTGCACCACATAGGTGGTTTCATCCGTCCGCGCCGCCCGTTGTCGGGCTTCAAAGTCCGCACGGGCAATACAGCCTGCCCCCGTGGCCTGCCCTGTCTGCCTGATATACATCGGACGGTAACGGGCAATAAATGCGTCCTCTGTGCGGGCCCGCAGCGCGGTGGTGGTGGCCTCACCGAAATCATCGTCGTTTCCGGCACGCTGCCCCGCCACCTGGTAAACTGAAAACCGCTCCCGGATACTCTTCTCCGTATCACAGGAAAGGATGTTTTCCCCAAGTACCAGCGCGGTATGTGCCCGCGTTGAGCCAATACCGCCAATCACCAGCCTGCCGTGCGGGTCGTCGTAAGCCAGTGCCTGCTGCTGACCGAGTATTTTGTTGATCACCTCAATCACCGTTTCGCCGTGATCAGGCTGGACATCAGGAATAACACCCGACGGCGCACTGTTGTTCACCACCTCAATGCCGAAAGGCGCAGCAAGCGCCTGCGCAATCTGTACCAGCGATCGTCCGTTAAACTGTGTCGGTTCGGCTGCACAGTCAATCAGGTCAGCGGTCAGACTGCGTCCGGCAATACCGGTGCTGACCGAACGGGCATCGTAACGAACGGGCGTCGCCTCCACCCAGCCAGTGATCACCAGCTCATCACCAATCAGCACCTCCACTTTTGAACCGTTTTTAATGCGTGGCTGAAGCGTGGTAATCCCCTCATATCCCGGCCACTGGCGGGTGATCTCCACACTGAAATCCCGCGCCAGCCGTTCAATACCGGCACCGATGCGCACCGATGTCCAGCCATTCCACTCCCGGCCATTTACCCGTAGCGTGACGTTATCGTTCATTGCACTGGCACCTTCAGAGGGATCACCGGCACAAAGCCGGGATGCGTAATGGCATTACGCCGGATAATGTCCGCGTCACGCGCCGCGTTATCAAACCAGGTCGCCGCCAGCACCAGCGCGGGTAAAACCTCATCCGGTGTGCGCTGAATGATCCGTGCAGACTGTTCAAGGCGCGTGTTGATATCCGCATTCAGATCTGCTTTCACCCGGCGCAGCGCCAGAAACAGCGCATCACTGGTTGTACGGGACAACTCCTTATCAATTGCCGTATTCAGTGTGTCGCGAATGTCAGTCAGTTCTTCCCACGTCGGCAGATCAACCGTGTTTTTCACCGCCGGTGCATTGTTCAGTGCCGGATGCGTGACGGAAGGCCAGCCGGTGCTCTGCGCAGCTGTTGTTGCCTGCCCCACTGCGGCATTCTGCATCACCGCGGAAGTTGTTGGCGCAGGCAATCGGGTGACGGCATACGCCGCTTCGCTGATTGCGGTCGTACGAAGGGTGCTGGCAACCACGTTACGCTGCTGCGTCGCCGTAGCGGTGGTTTTACTGTCCGTTTTCCAGACGCCGCGCGGTTGCAGATCGCTGCCGAGGCTGACACCGGAAAGCGTTTTGATCATGGTGACCAGGTCGCTGGCGTTACCATAAAGGCGTTTCCCGGTACGCCACATTTTCTGCACCTGCTCAACGAAATTTTTGCCTGACGATGGCGGCGGCAGAAGTACCGAGATATCCCCCTGCAACAGCCTGGCGGCATCCGATACGGCAGAATCCACCACTTTCATCGCATCAGAAATATACCCCAGCATTATGCTGGCATTACCGATAACGTCGTTCTGCACGAAATCCGCCACGCCATCGATACTGAAACCTCTGAAGCTGTCACTGATGCAGTCATCCAGTGCAGAACAGGATGACATCAGCGTCTGCGCCGTCGCCGCACCTGATGTGGGGTAAGAGAGTTCTCCCGCTTCGACAAACTTCAGGTCAAAGCGGACAATACGCCCTTCATTCTTCGATGTGCTGACCCGAACTTCCCCGTCAACACAGACTTTCAGCTCACCGTATGTCGGATGGACAAGCGTGCCGGGACCGGGTTTATTCAGCGCGTCAATCAGGCGATCGCGCTGGTCAAAGCAGTCATCGCCCACCACATAAGCCGTGATGGACGGGCGGAAAGTGACTTTTCCCAGATCTTCGGTATAGGGTTTGTCGCGGTTCGGATATTCGTGTGTTTCCACACGACGGCCGGTTCCCGCACTTTCTTCTTCAACCTTAAACGGCACACCGCGAAATGACGCGTCCTGAAGTCTGTCTTTCCACGTCATATAAACTCCGTACATAAAAAATCCCACCGGAGTGGGACTCATTAACAGATTAATTTTTCATTACCTGCCAAAGCGCGTATAGCCAACATCATGGCTGACATCAAAACCGCTGGATCGCGTTTCCATAACCCGCATCCCCGGAGGCGAATTCACAAAAGAGACCTTGATCTCACCATCAACTTTTGGCGCAGAAGCTTTGTTAATCATGAAGGGATTCGAGCCTGTGGCATCGGAGGCGTTGTTTGACTGAGCCGGATCCACCGCCGGATAAGGTGTGTATCCCCGCGCCGGTATTCCCGTCCCATAAGCATCATAAGCACCCGCGCCCCACTGCGCAGAGTTAATGGCATCGACCGTGTCACCGGAACTGTCGGTAAACCACTCAATAATTGGCTTCAGCTTGTCCCACATATCCTGAAACCACTTAACAACCGGTCCCCAGTTATTGATCACCATCCCCAGCGGCGACCAGGCAAAAACCTTCTTAAGAAGTTCCCAGCCAGTCTCAAAATAAGGACCAATGGTTTCCCAGAGTTTCTTAAAATAAGGTCCGACAACATCCCAGTTAGTGATAATTAATCCCGCAGCCAGGGCTATCGCCGTCGCAATCATGCCAATCGGCGTCATCGACATGATCCTGCTGACAATACTGATGGCACTGCCCACGCCCATCAATCCCAGTTTCAGAATCGCAAGACCGGCAGCAAGCCCGACGACGCCGCGAATAACCCGGGGATTTTCATCCGCAAACTTCGTGAATTTTTCCCCCAACTCCCCCAGCCATTGCGTGATATTTTTAGCGTCACCAGAAAATGCGCCGCCAATAGCTGCAAGACCGTTAGTTGCGGTCCCCGTCATTGCCTCCCACAGGTTGGACAGCGTACCAAGCTGTGCCTGAACACGTTTATTCAGGCTGGCCTGTTTATTCATCTTCTGCTGGATCTGATCGTAACCATCCTTTCCTTTATCGATCAGGGCATTGACCACCTGAAGGGTTTCGGCATCATCACCAAATATTGCCTTAAGTACACCTGTTCGCTTAACGTCGGTCAGTTTTCGCAGCTTTGCCAGTTGCTTAAACATGTTATCAAGACCGCCAAAACTCCCTTTGCTGTCAGTAAAATCGAGCTGCACCCCGAGTTTCTGGCGGGCCATGACTTTATTGACGTCCCTGATTTTCTTAACGCTTAATCCGGACTGGATAACTTTTCGCAGGGCATTACCTGCCGACTCCCCATTCATCCCCATCTGATCCATCATGACGCTGATAGGGGCAAGGCTCTGTGCAGCCTGAAGACCGTCCTTATTCACCATCTTCAGAACAGAACTGGTTTTAGTGAAGAAGGACAACATGTTGGTATCGTCAACGCCCAGATAAAACGCCTTCTGGATAGTGTCGAACAGCCCCATCATGTCTTCTGACGCCGTTCCGGTAGCATCCTGCATCTTTGCAGCAAACTCAGCAGCCGCTTCCGGTGTTTTTTTCAGTTGTACCGCAAGATAAGCTGTCGCTTTACCCACACCACCCAGAATGTTTTCTGCCGGGATCCCCTGACGCACCAGCATCTGCATCATGTTCTGGAAATCAGCCGTTGTACCGGGTAGCTGGTTACCCAGACCAATAGCCAGTTTATTGATGTCCTGAAAGCTCTTTCCAACCTCGCCGTTCGCATCCATCATGGCGACTTTCAGCCCGGTGGCGGCGTTTTCCTGATCGGCATAAGATTTCAGGGAAAGCGTCAGACCCGCTGCCAGTCCGCCACCAAGCGCCAGCCCACCCTGTGACGCTTCTTCCGCCTGGCGTTTAAATCCCCGGATTTTCTTTTGCATTTTCGACAGCGCGGGAGAAAGCCTGTCGACACCGGTGCTCAACGCCTTAAGCTCAAATTCCGCCATGTGTGCGTTTCTCCTGCTCTATCCTGTTTGCCTGACTGACCAGCAAGGGAATTTCACTGATCGGCATATTCAGCAATTCGAAAGGATTAATGCGCCAGTAGCTGGCGCAGTCAAAGAAGCGATCAGTGAGGTATTCAGCCGTCAGGCCTGGAGGAAAAAACCAGCCACAAGCCACGCCGCTGCATTCAGGTCTGCCGGAGACATCTGGTCGACAGAGCTTTGCGGCACTTTCGCCAGCCGCACAATGTATTTCGACACCACATGCGCCAGAAGTCTGACTGACTCATCCTGATTCATCTGGTAGGGATACCCCAGCTCGCGGACATCCTTCCCGGTGGGTTCATCAAACTCCAGTACGGAGAGTGTCTCGCCATGAGCAGTAATCGGTTTCTTTAACTCAAGCTCTTTCATTACTGGTAATCCCCTTCTTCACCGTGGAACTCAAGATCAACCGTGCCTTCTTCGGCATTATGGTTCGCTTCGCCGTGCAGCCAGGCAGACGACAGTACATAGACCTGACCGTTCGCCAGCTCGGCAGTGATGGTCATCTCATCAGACGAGGTGATTTTGCTTACCGGAAAATTCTTCGGCACCTTGAAGGTCCCTTTGACATAAGGCGCACGGTAAGTTTCCTTGCGGTCCACTGAACCGTCCAGGCCGATGATGTCATCGTTAACCGTTTTGTTCATGGGCACCTCAATGCCGCCGGTCAGCGATAGCTGCTGACCGTCAATTTTGAAATAACAGGTTCCCCCGATACGGGCCATTATGCAGACTCCTCTGAATACTGAAGACGGAACTGATTAACCACGGCAAAGACACGCAGCTGGTTAACATAGTCAGGCGGGAACAGCGTGTTCAGGCGGTTCGGATCGCTGGCATCACGCTCCACAACCAGGTACTGCTTAAACAGTTCGTAGTTTTCCACGATCCCCGCACGCTCAAGCTGACGGTAGGTTGCCAGCAGTTCCCCTTTGATCACCGCCGGGGTGACAATCGCCTGACCGGGACCAAAGCGGGTACCGTCACTGGCAAGCTTGTGACGCCCGTACTTACTGGTAATGACGGATTTCAGTTTGCGCAGTACATACGCGCTGGTATGCAGCGTCTCACTGTCGAGGTAACTGTTATCCGCAACCCCGTAAGCGTTTTTCCTGTACGTAGTGACATCACGCTGAATGCGTAGTACCCCGCTTTCGACATACGCCGTTGCCACGCCATGAGACAGCAGGGTCTGTTGTTCGGTCATCGTGAACCGTTTCCCCTTCGGCGCAGGCAGCATACCCACCAGCTCACCGGTCTGCGTGGGACGTGCCGGATCGTTGCGGATAAACACCGCTGCGCGGGCGGTACGGCTTGCCGCCAGCTCGTCGGCAGGCGTCTGGGTCTCTTTTTCGTACCCCGCCAGGGTAATGTGCTGCTGGTTAAACTGGTCACCTGCGGTCACCAGTTCTGACAGCGTGCCGATCTTTGCCGTATACACATGACCATACAGCTGACGCGCATAGCTCCAGCGACCGCTGGTATCGTTCATCTCGGTCACCAGCGTGTTAACGGAGGCCGTGTCGTTGAACGGCAGGCCGATATAATCAAACGGCTCATCCGCCATTGCAGCCACCGCGCCGGTGAGAACCGGAGCACCCGTTCCGGCGGTACCCGTCGCCACGGCAATCTGTACGCCCGCTGGCAGCACTTCGCCCCCACCAAAGCCGTAGTAATTGAGGCTGACAGGAATTTCATTCCCACAAAGCCCCTTATGACGCGCGGTCAGTGTGACCACGCCTGCCGAAGATGAAGCCGTAAACGGCAGGGTCGGAACGGCATTGATGGCATCCTGGATACTGCTGGCAATCATCGTGACGTTATCGCCGTTAGTCACCGGTGCCTGCACGCGGGTACGTCCTACATACACATTCACCGTGCCGGTTTCGGTTGCCACCCCGGTCACCGTCAGCGTAACTGTTGCCGCCGCACCTGTGGATTCAGGAACGGCAATCACATACAGCTCGCCAAACGGGTCAGTCTGGCGATAAGCCTCGACCATACGCGCCAGCTGACTTCCCGCACCACAAATCTGGCGTGCATAGTCTGCCGACGACATCAGTACCAGACTGTTGGCAACAATCTCTGCACCGTTATTGGCATGACCAATCAGCAGCGATGCTCCGCTGTCCTGTGCAGTATTCGCCGCCTGGTTATCCATTTCCGCATAAAACAACGGAACCAGCGTATTCGACGGAATGGTGTTAAAGCTTATCGTCATCGGTGTTCACCTTTTTATTCACGCGCCGGATATCACCCGCTGCTTCACGGCGCAGCCAGTAGTTGTTCTCGTCAACATTTCGCCCTTCGGCGGGCAAAAGGTCGCCGCGGGCAGGGTCAGGCACTGACCGCCCTTTAACAGGTTTGACAAACATGAGGATCCTCAGGAAGGAAGGGTTATTTCGGTGTGATGTTCGATATCGCCGTCAGGCCCGTTACCGGGCTCGAGATAATCAACATCAATCGCCAGCGTTTGCAGTTCATCCAGACTGTTCAGATCATCCTGCTGGCGGGTACCCGGAATGGTTTTGCCGACCACGTTGCCGATACACCAGGTCATGATGGGATTGCCGTCATGATGAAAGCGCCCCGATTCAATTGCCGCTTCCAGCTCTTTCATCGGGTCGGACATGTTGGTGTAGTTCTGAATGATGGTGACGGGGTTCAGGTCTTCATCAGCAAGGTCATGTGACAACCCGGTCGCCCCGAAGGGGTCGATGGGTGACTCGCTGACCGGGCTGATTTTGTTCGCCGCTTTGGCCTCCTCGAGGATGTAGCGATAATCCACCTCTGCACCATCGGTAACGGTCAGGACGCCCATTTCCACCCATTTCTGAAAGCGTTCGGCTGTCCGGCGATCTTCATTTTTCTCGACGCTATACACCGTGTCATACGGTACCCAGAAACGCGGGGCCACACTGTAGTAATGCGTTTTACCGTCAATCTCGCGGGTATAAAGTCGCGCCATGCTGTTCATATCCAGCTTACGCGCCAGGTCAAAGGCCAGAATGCACGGCTGCCCCTCGAACTGCTCAAGGGTCAGTGATTTATCCTCGCAGCTCTGCCAGCTCACCAGGTTGAAATACGCCGAACGCGCCGACACCCAGATATTGAGGTGTTTTGTTTTAAAGACGTTTGCCAGACGGGCGTTATTTTTCGCACGCTGCTGCTGACTTAACAAAAATTCGCGATAAACCGACACGCCAATATTTGGATTGGCTTTTTCCAGCACCTGCGGGTCGGTCCAGTCGTCACCTTCATCAACGGTATAGATGATCCCGAACAGTTCATCGTTTGGCACCGAGCCGTTGAGCATCTCGATGACTTCCCGCCGTTTGTCGTAGCACGGCCCCTCAATGTTGTACCCGGCGGTGGTAATGGCCCACATCAGTGGCTGGCGTCGCGCCCCCATCCCGGTAAGCATCGTGGTGTAAAGCGCATCTGTGGCGTGCTCGTGATATTCATCCACCACGGCACAGTGGGGTGATGAACCATCACCGGGGTTACCGATCAGCGGTTCAAACCGCGCACCATCCTCCGGACGGTTCATGTTTGAGGCGTTAACCTCAATCCCGAACGCTTCCGTCAGCATGGGTGTGCGTTTACACATCAGTCGTGCCGGACGAAAGACTTCCCACGCCTGTTTCTCCGTCGTGGCACCGGAATACACTTCCGCGCCGAACTCGTTATCACAGGCAAAACAATACAGGGCAACACCGGCAGAGATTGCCGATTTGCCGTTCTTACGGGGAATTTCGGTATACACCTCCCGGAAGCGGCGCAACCGGGTGCCTTTATTGACCCAGCCAAACGCACAGCAGATCACAAATAGCTGCCACGGCTCCAGCGTGATGGGCATCCGTTTAAATGCCCACTCACCCTTGGTGTGCGGCAACAGCTGAATAAATTTGGCGGCCCGTTCAGCCAGGTCCTTGTCGAAGCGGTAACGAAACGACTTACTTTTTTCCGCCATCAGGTCATCAAGATGGCGCTGGCAGGCCTGAATCACAAACTGGCAGGCAACAATCTTTCCGCGCACGACATCCCGGGCATACTGATTGGCAGCATTTACGTTGGGGTAAGATTTCCGGCTCATGATTCGATGATTTTCAGAAACGGGTTAGTGGCTTTCTTCTTCCCCGCCAGGCCAATCAGACGCTGGCGGCTGCTGGGGTCGAGTCCGAGCATTGCCCCCGTGCTGCTCATCTCGGACTCCTGTTCTTTTTTGGCGGTCAGCTCCGGATTTTTGACCATGCCGCCCATTGCACCGGTGATGGTGTTGCCCTGTCTGGCAATATTTTTCACGGCACGTCGCCAGAACTCGTAGGCCACGCACCACCGCTCAAGCACCGCGAGGTCAGTCACGCACAGCAGGCCCTGACCGCAGAGTTCTTTGGTTGTCAGTTGCCACATGATCGTGGCGAGAGGGAGATCTTCTTCAGCGAACCACTCCGGTGGATCAACACCTTTGATGGGCGTAAAAACAGGTTCATCTTTATTCAGGGCTCGCTTGCCGGGGTTTCCGGCCAGCGCCTTGCGCGCCGTTGGCTTGGGGCGACGCCCGGAACGCCCCGCCGTTCCAGCCATATGCGGCACTCCTGGTTAAATTTCATTTTTCGCGGGTATAAAAAAACGATGGGGCGGGCAGTCCGGAAGACGTCAGGCTGCAGGGATTTGACCCGCCCCTCCCCTCAGACAGTTGAGAATTATTATCACTTTAAACGTTCACGGGCCGTCTTCGCCTTATGACACGGCCAGCACAGACTCTGCAGATTACTGTCAGCATCAGTGCCGCCATGCGCTTTAGGGATGATGTGGTCAACAGTTTTCGCCTCACGCACCACACCAGCACGCAGACATAACTGACACAGACCTTTGTCACGCTTCAGAACACGCGCGCGGATACTGTCCCACTTCGAACCGTAGCCGCGCTGATGACGGGATTGTCCAGGTTTGTATTGCTTCCAGCCTTCGCTTTTGTGGCTTTCGCAGTAGCCTGACTGGTCAGTAGTGGTATGGCGGCAGCCGCGAACACGGCAGGCTTTCGGGGTTCGTGGCGGCATAAATGCTTCCCTTTAAGTTATTACGATGGAACAGACCATAGAAATGGCAATAAAAAACCGCCCGGAGGCGGTTCAATTATCATCTCGATAAACTAAATCAGATCACCAATGTATTTTGCACTAATTGAAATTTGCATCTGAGGCATTCCGACCACAGATCCATTTAACAGGTAATCACGTCCTCGTTCCTGCAAAGAAAGACTCAATTCAAAGTTCTTTACCCCAGGGAAAACCGAGGTGACATTTAAATCATGCTGCGATACGCGCAGAATAAGTTGGCTACCGTCAATTTTTCCCTGATACGTAAAACCAAAATCTCCGCCGTTTACTGCATTGTTTTTGACAACTACGGTACCATTACCAAAATCACGTTGATTGCTTCTGAAAACAACAAAATAGATACCATCTTTCATGTGTAAAGCCCTTTAAAAGAGTCACCAAAATCAGGTGCTTTGTATCTATTGGGCCATCACATATCAAATCAAGGAACAAAACAAAGTTAACATCATTTTTTTTGCATGATGTGACCACGCTCAACTTCAATCCTTCTGATGTCAGCTTTATCGGTATTACACTGCGCCAATGCAGACAACAAGGCGACATTCAGATCTAAGCTCGAGCCCCACGTAAAATGATCAGGTAAATCAGGCTGAGGGGTTTCAGCCGTCAGGGTGGCTGGTAACGGAACTACCGGAACCTGGACGTAAACTGTTCGCGTACTTCCGCAACCGGTCAGCAGCGGCAGCAGGCACAGGACGTGAAGCACAATCATCATCCGCAACAGCCACTTTGATATCTTCCTGGGTTCTCTGTGACTCCAGTGCGATCTGCTGTTTTGCATGTTGATTCGCCTCCTGAATGATGTTCGTTATTGCCATAGTACGCAGAACATTCGCGGTGATAGCCTCAGTAGAATCAGCTCGCTGTTCCGCAGCATCAGCACGCTTCTGCTCCTCCAGAAACTTTCCATGATAGTGATTCGCTGACCAGACAAGACCACCAGCGACACAAGCAATAAACGTTAAAATGAGCGCCCAATAACTCATCTTCATACCAGCAGCGCCGCCCGCGCCTTGTTGTATCGGACCTTACGATCCTCAATACCGTTCAGACCGCCGTTAATGATGCGCGTAACACGGTTAATATCGGCACCGTAGATCATGCAACCTTTAGAGGTGTAGAACCATGCAGCTGAGCGCGCAGCCTGTAGTTCCTGTTCCAGTTGTTCAGGTGAAGTCACCAGATCTAACTTCAGCGCCGCGCCACAGATGCGATAATTATGGAGGCCAGTGATTTGAATTAATCCTCTACCACGATATTTCCAGCCATCACCTGGTGCTTTGTTACCCAGTCGGTTGCTATACACCAGATTGGCAATAGCATCCTGACGAGCTGCATGTCCGGATGTTCTGCCAAGGGCATCAGCCTGCTGCTGTGTGATCCTCTTTCCGAACGTCGCCACCAGCGCAGATGGTGTGTAGTTAAAATTTTCAACTACGGCGCTAAACCCCATCGACTCATGGCCTACCTGAGCGATAAACATTGCCTGATCCGCTGGTGCTGTAATGCCGAATTCCTTCATCGCCGCATCAATGTGCGGAAACCAGCGCGCAGCTAACCCGGCGCTAATAACAGCCGCCTGTTGAAATTGTGATTGGTTCATTAGTGCCTCAGAGCATCAATAAGACGCGCCACGTTTCCCCGAGCCCATAGCACGGCGGCGCATATCAGGATGTTAACGATGACTACCAGCCAGTGTGATTCCTGGTAGAGGCCGAACAGATAGCGGAACGGGATGCTGGCATAAACCAGCACCGTGAAATAAGCGAGAAGAGAAACTATCGGGCGATGTCTGGCACCGCCACGTTGGTAAAACATCAGAGCAATTACAATGACCGCGCAAATACCCGCATTGATCATCGCTGAAGGATCACTTGTTACCATTGCTGGTCCCTCCTCCACGCAATCGCGAAAGCATACTGAACAGGCTTCCTAGATCCTGACTGTTGATGAAGGTAAGAAGTTTGATGGCCAACGCAGCTACTGCCACTGCGCCGAGAGCATCAAGTGGCCTGTCGCTGTAGCCTGTCCATTTGGCAAGGTACGAACCAACAAGCCCAGCGCCAAGAACGCCGACAATAAACGATGTCACGAAATAGCCAACCAACTTCATCCTACTGATGTTTGCTGCTGTCGCTACGTAGAACACAGCTCCTGCGAAAGCGCCAAACACCACGCCATAATCAATACCAGTTGCGATACCAAAAACACTGGCTCCCATAAGGCCACCAGCGGCAACCGTAGTGCCAGAAACAGGATCGGACATTTAGCCCCCTCTTATTGCTGTGAGTCCTCTCAAAAAGAGGGAAAACAAAAAGCCACAATTAAGTGGCTTTTGATATTTTAATAAAATATATTTTATTTATTTAGATACTTATTAGCATCTGAAATGAATGACATATAAAGGCCAGCCCATCCCATTCCATCAACCATTGATATATGCCTCCCCTTAATTAATGAAGATAGCTTTTCTGAGATGGTATTTATTGATTTCTTAAACAATGCACCATCTTCATCATCAGGAATAGAAATTAACAAGCTAACTTTAAATCTTTCCAGTTCTAATAGAGCCTCAGACATTTTTTCTTCTAAGCTTGTTAGCTTATATTGGATCATTGTTGTGCTAACAGAAACCCATTCGGCATGTATCTCTTTAACTTTATTAAGTTGGTATGCATACTCGCTAACTACCACCCTTAAATGCGCAGAATAATGTCTTTTATTCTCTTGCTTTTGTTGATATCGGACAGACTCGTTATTTTGTCTAATCACATACAAAGATATCAGTGCTGGAACCAATCCACTAATAAATGCGGCTATAATCGTTTCGGAGGAGAATGAAGATTCTATAGAAATAGATGGTATTTTACTGATGCTAATTGTGTCTGCCAGCCGTTCCTGAACATAGATAAAAGGAATCCCTAACCACATATCATTACCTTCCATTAGAAGTTTAAAAGGTAATGATAACAAAAAACCCGCACGCTGGCGGGTTCTTAATGTTTGTTGCTCTGTTCGCTTTTGCGTCCCGAGCGTAACACAATTTAAGCACCTTCTGGCTCACATTGCAACTTAAATCTGCTGCTATTTGTGCCGAATGCATCACACATTGGTGCGTAAAGCATGAATTCTGCCAAACTTAGCCAGGAATCAATTCGGCGGCGGCAGGTCATGTAGCACCATTCTGGATGGCGCTTTTGAAGTTGCTCTGCCATGAGACGTTTGCTCTTGCGATAGCGGTATCTGTCCAGTAGCACATCAAACAATCCGTTATGACCATTTGAGATCAGCACAGCCGCGATAACGCCATCAATGCATACACCCTCATCATCTGAGCAGAACGAAATGCCTGTCTTATTTTTGCCATCGATAATTTCACGAAAGAACGCTTCGAGCTCTGGTTTTGTCAGGCCTGACTTCTTCATGCGACGTAAAGCGTCATTGATGGCTGTCTTGGTGATTTTCCCGGAGGCCAGCAACTGGTTAAACATATTGCCGCCTGAGCCGCCGCCGATGAATGACCAGCGCCCCCACATACGCAGTTTGCCCTGTATCCATACACTTTCCAGTGTACGTAGTCGTGCCATTTCCCCGGATTTACCAACTTCGGAAGGATTAATCATTTTGCGTCTCCACTTACGCCAGTACGCCGGTTGCCAGCGCACGATCGATAAAACGAAATATCAGCTCCAGCTGGGAGCCATACTTCTCTTCAAATGCCACGGTATCCGCATGCAGCTCGTCGTGATGCTTTCTGCACAAAGGCAACACAAAGAGGTCATGCGCTTTTGTACCCATTCCACCCTGACCGTGACCTATCAGGTGGTGGGCATCATCAGCAGGCTTTCCACAACATGCGCACGGCTGCGTCTTAACCCAGCGCGTGTACTTTTCATTAACCCAGCGGCGACGTTTTGGGCGTAACATAAAAGACTCCGGCGACTCCGGATCCACTTTCAGCGCCAGCACCTTTTTCGCCTTATCCTGGATGATGCTGGTGGCAGGAACCGAAGGCACAAGGTCACT